GAGAACGAGGCGCTTAAAGGGTCAGTTAGTAAGGGGCATGAATCCTTGCTGCAACAGGCCAAGAAAAGTGTGGAAATCGAACTCGCTGTAGCAAGTGAAGCGTACCGGAAAGCCTATGAAAGCGGGGACCCCGATGCGGTTGTAGCAGCCCAGTCAGAGTTTACGGCAGCCACTATTAAGGCGGACAAGATAAGGAGTTTCAAACTCCCTGCAGCACAAACGCCTTTACAAGACAATCCCGCTCCTGTACAACGAGAAGTAACTGCTGCTCCCACAGTGCAACGCGATGAGCGTGCTGAGGAATGGGCAGCTGATAACACATGGTTTGGCACAAACACGCAGATGACATCTCTTGCTTTGGGCCTCCACAATGAACTCGTTAATGAGAAGCAGATTGACCCAAAGAGCGATGAATACTACGACAAAATAAATAGTCGTATGCGAGAGTTGTTCCCGGGGGAGTTTGAATCCTCAGAAACGGAAGTAGTAGTGAACCCCAAAGCGCCAAATGTAGTCGCGCCCGTAGCACGGAGTACCGTACCTAAAAAGTACGTGTTAACGCGATCTCAGGCAGCAATAGCTAGGGACCTAGGAATAACCAACAAACAATACGCCAAGCAGGCTGCAATTGAAGCTCTAAAAGCAAAGGATTAGTAAAATGGCTGAAAATAGACTTGATCGATCTGAAGAAACTCGTGCTAAGACAGAGCGACCCAAGGCATGGCAACCACCAGTTATGTTGCCGGACCCAAAACCTATCGATGGATTTTCTTTCCACTGGGTTCGAGTTGCAATGCAAGGCCAAGCTGATGCCGCTAACGTATCTTCCAAATTGCGTGAGGGATGGGAACCTTGTAGGGCAAAGGACCACCCCGAAATCCAGTTGGTAATGGTAGAAAATGATCGTTTCAAGGACAACGTCGTTATCGGGGGCTTAATGTTATGTAAAGCACCTGTAGAGTTGGTCGAGCAACGAACAGAGTACTACCAAACCCAAACTGCTGGGCAAATGCAAGCGGTCGATAGCCAATTAATGCGAGAGAACGACGCTCGGATGCCTCTGTTTAATACACAGAAATCTGAAGTCTCTTTCGGAAAAGGATAGGAGTTCGACATGGCTCAAACAGCCGCTCCATATGGGCTTAGGCCCATTAAACGTGCCGATGGTATGCCGTACGCTGGCGCTACCACCGACTACTTGATTGACCCCGCAGGTGAGGCAACAAACCTCTACTACGGGCAAGTTGTGATTCTAGGTGCTGATGGATATGTAGCACTAGCAACTGCTTCTGGCGCAGATGCCACTACCAATAACTTTGGTGGTTCGAGCATTGGCGCTTTAGGTGTGTTTGTCGGCTGCGAGTACGAGAACGCAGGCGGGTTGCAATTTTCACAAAATTACCCCACGGGCCAGAATTATGGGGGCACGCCTATTAAGGCAAAAGTCATCGACGACCCAATGGTGCTGTTTCAAGCACAGTTGGATGGCGCTGGCGCACAGACTATTATCGGCACTAACACTACGTTTGCAGCAGTTCAAAGCACAAGCACTGGTGATCTAGCTACTGGTAATTCTACTTCCGCCCTTGATGCCACAGTAGCTACGAGTGCTAAAGGCTTCAGAATACACTCTTTCGTATCGCCTACGACTGACGCGTATCCTGATGTCCTAGTACAGTTCAGCTTTGGTTTCACTCGGTCCACTAACAACGTAGGTCTATAAGGAGACTAGCAAATGGCTACTTCAAGAGCGCAGCTGTTAAAAGAACTCCTTCCCGGGCTTAACATGCTTTTTGGGTTAGAGTATAAAACGTACGATCAGGAACATAAGGAGATATACGAAGACGATACCTCTAGCCGTTCCTTTGAAGAAGAAACTAAACTGTCAGGTTTTGGAGCTGCGCCTACTAAGGCGGAGGGTTCTTCCATTGCATATGACGGTGGGCAGGAAGCATGGACGGCACGTTATGTTCACGAGACTATCGCGATGGGCTTTGCTCTGACCGAAGAGGCTATTGAAGATAATTTGTACGGCTCGCTTTCTAAGCGGTACACAAAGGCCTTGGCTCGCGCTATGGCGTACACCAAGCAAGTTAAAGCGGCTGCTATCCTTAACAACGCTTTTGCTGCAGGTACAACCTATGGTGATGGTAAGCGGCTCTGTGCAACTGACCACCCATTGGTCAGTGGTGGCACCAACTCGAATCGTCCAACTACTGCGGTAGATTTGAACGAAACGTCTTTGGAAGCTGCGTGCATTCAGATGGCTGGTTGGACTGATGAGCGCGGTTTGCTTATCGTCGCTAAGCCTAAGAAGTTGATTATCCCGCCAGCGTTGAAGTTTGTCGCTACACGGTTAATGTCAACTGAACTACGCGTAGGAACTACAGATAATGACATCAACGCCCTGAAGCATAATTCTGCTATTCCGGGTGGCTATGTTGTCAACAACTATCTTACAGATACCAATGCTTGGTTCTTGCAGACGGATTGTCCGAATGGCTTGAAGCACTTCACTCGTGTTGCGCTTAGCACTTCAATGGACGCTGATTTTGACACTGGCAACAGTCGTTATAAGTCACGAGAGCGGTATTCGTTCTCAGTATCTGACCCTTTGGGCATTTACGGAAGTCCTGGGGCATCATAAAGGGATAGTAGACCTTGAGACTTGGGGCTACTTCGGTAGCCCCTTTTTTATGTCTTGCCCACCAACACGTGTTCTGCTATCGTGAGAGCTACTTTCCCTGACAGATTGCCCACGGGCATGATGACACTAACCCAGACAGGAGAAACTTATGGGTGCTTCAACGCTATCGGGTCCGCTAAAAGCAGGACCAATTAAAGAAGGCGCAGCCAAGAACACAGGCTCCGTTGTTCTAGCACAAACAGGTGCATGGATTCAGTCCACTACCGCCGCACAAGTTGGGGATATTATCATCCCAGCTAACTCCCAGATTTTAGAAATTCAGATAACAGTCACCACTGCACCTGAAGCAGGTAATATCAGTGTGGGCACCTCTGCAACTTCTACTGAACTGTTTACCGGTGTAGCCGCTGGCACTGCAGCTAATGTATTCCTCTTTGGTTCCGCGGGCACTATTACAGATGGTGATGCGTGGGCAGATATTGGGGGTGCTGCTTTGCCTATCTTTGCAGACTGCAGTGCAGGTACTACTGGACGGGGCTTCCTGACCGTTTCTTATATCCAAGGCATCGACAACGCTTAAGGGGTAGGTAATGAAAGATTCAATGCACGGTAAGCGGGGCCACAACACACCAGCCCCGGAAGCAGCTAAGAAAGCCCCTAAAAAGGTTAAAGCTGCGAAGAAGGCCAAGCCCATTAAGGAGTAACGTATGGCAGACGCAGTTACAACGCAAACCCTTACTGATGGTGGAAGGCTAGCAGTCTTAAAGTTTACCAACGTAAGTGATGGCACAGGGGAAGCGGCGGTTTTGAAAGTCGACGTGTCTACCCTTAGTGTGGACCCGATGACTCGCAAGCCCTGTACTGGGGTTAGTATTTATGGTGTTACGGTTGCTGCGGTCGGTATGGGGGTCCAACTTTTTTGGGGTGCTACTGCCAACGTATTAGCAGTAGAAATCCCACCAGACTTTACAGACCAGATAGACTATGAACCGTTAGGTGGGCTAGTGAACAACGCGGGCGCAGGCAAGACAGGTGATATATTGTTCACTACTAAGGGCCACACAGCCTCTGACACTTACTCCATAATCTTAATGCTACGCAAGAGCTATGACTAAACATGGCATCAAGTGGAACTACAAACTTTACTCTGGACTTCACTGAGGTAGCAGAGGAAGCGTGGGAACGAGCAGGGCGCGAGATGCGATCAGGTTACGACTTGAGGACTTCTCGCCGCTCTATGAACTTGCTCACGATTGAGTGGCAGAACCGCGGCATCAACATGTGGACTATCGATGAGGGGACTATCCCGCTTATTGATGGGACTGCAACGTACGACCTCCCCGCGGACACCATTGACCTACTCGAATACGTTATACGTACAGGCTCCGGGGAAACCCAGACTGACCTGAACATGACACGTACGAGCGTATCTACTTACGCATCAATACCGAACAAAACGACTAAGAGCCGCCCCTTGCAGCTCTATATTGATAGGGCAGTAACCACACCAACTGTAACTGTGTGGCCCGTACCAGAAGCCACAAGCAAGTACACATTGGTCTACTGGCGCCTACGTAGAATACAAGATGCAGGCACCGGCATTCAGACCCCGGACGTTAACTTCCGGTTTTACCCTGCACTTGTTGCAGGGCTTGCCTATTACATCGCTATGAAGATACCTGAGGTCCCCATTGAACGTAGGATGGAGCTAAAAGCGGATTATGAGGAGCAGTTCAGATTCGCCGCCGAGGAAGACAGGGAGAAAGCGACACTAAGGATAGTGCCACGGATAAGGATGTAGCCCATGAGCCAGAACAAGTTTGCCTCAGATAAAAGGGCTATTGCAGATTGTGACGTGTGTGGGTTCCAGTACAAGCTAAAGGAACTCAAAGAGAATTTTCGCAACAACCGAGGGACTAACATTTTAGCGTGTCCAACGTGTTGGGATGAAGAAAACCCCCAAGAAATGCTGGGCACATACCCCGTTATTGATGCTATCGCCATACGGAACCCAAGGTCTGATTTTGCAGGGCTCCCCGCAAGCCGATCAGTAACACTACCGGTCACTACGGTGCCCCTACAGCTTAGAGCAGGCGAGGTTACAGTAGCATGACGATGACATACGCACAGCTGGTAACAAACGTCTCGGACACGGTGGAGAACGAATTCACCACTACCCAGATAAACTTGTTCATCGAGCTTGCAGAACAATCCATTTACAGCACAGTCCAGATACCTGCGCTTAGAAAGCAAGACACTTCTATTGCTACAGTGGATGGCACGGATACCGTAGGTATGCCTGCTGACTTCCTGTACATGTACTCTTTTGCGGTTGTAGAGGCCACAGGTGCGTACGTCTACCTGTTGGAGAAGGACCAGAACTTCATTAGGGAAGCCTACCCGATAAAGACGGTTAAAGGCACGCCTAAGCATTACGGCATATTGAATGCCACAACACTGATACTCGGCCCCACACCAGACGCGGTGTACACTACTGAAATGCAATACGGGTACTACCCTGAGTCTATCGTGACGGCCAGCACAACGTGGTTGGGCGATGAATTTGATTCCGCCCTGTTTAACGCTACATTGCTGGAAGCCGCCAGATTCTTGAAGCTAGAGCCAGACACCATCGCGCTCTACACAACCATGTATACTCAGTCTATGCAGCAGCTACGTAACCTTGGGGCGGGAAAACTGCGCCAAGATATGTACCGCTCTGGTGAAGCAAAGGTGGCGGTTAAATAATGGCTATTACAGCGGGAATGACTACATCCTTTAAAATCGCCCTCTTAGACGCAGAGATGGACTTCAGTGCAGACACGTCCCAAGTCTTTAAGATTGCGTTGTTCACGTCATCTGCGGACTTGAACACAACAACCACAGCATACTCCACCACTGGGGAATCTTCGGGTTCTGGGTACACAGCAGGAGGGGCTACGCTAACGGTATCCACGAACCCAACCTCCTCAGGGACAATTGCCTACTTAGACTTTTCTGATGTCACATGGTCCAGCGTCTCCCTAACCGCAAGGGGCGCGCTTATCTACAAGGCTGATGGGGTAACTGACCCCTCCATTGTCGTGTTAGACTTTGGCACAGATATAGTGAGAACAGGTGCTGATTTTACTGTTGAGATGCCCCCAGCAAACGCTATGAACGCCATAGTGCGAATAAATTAGGTAGGAGCCGAGCATGGCAGTTTTTACGAATGATATTAGACTAAAAGAGATTGTTGTCGGAGACGAGGATGGTACGTGGGGTACTTCAACCAACACAAACCTCTCACTGATTGCTGATGCGTTTAGCTACGGCACACTCGCAGTAGCTTCTGATGCAGATGAGACATTCACTATCCCCGATGGCACTTCAGGCGCAGCTCGTGGGTTCTACATCAAGTTCACCTCCGCTGGCACACTAACCGCCACACGGACACTGACTCTTGGGCCTAACACAGTCTCTAAGATGTGGATTATCGAGAATGCCACAACAGGTGGTCAGATACTGACGATCAAGCAGGGCTCAGGCGGTACGGTAAACATAGCCGCGGGCACAACCAAGTTCGTCTACGCAGACGGTGCAGGTGCAACAGGCGCGGTTGTTGATGCGTTAGCGAACTATGTACCTACGGGCAACGACACCCTTGCTGAAATTCTGGCACTGGGCAACATAACCGGCGGCACTGATCTTGTTGTAACTACAGGTGATGTACTCACCACAGACACGATAAACGAGACAACATCGGCAGCGGGCGTAACAATAGATTCTGTTTTGCTCAAGGACAACACTGTTACAGCCACCACAGTCATAGCGGCCCTGACGGGAACCGCTAGTGGTAACTTAGTTGCGGGTGGGGCACTAGGCACTCCTTCTTCTGGTGTGGCCACAAACCTCACAGGCTTACCCCTAACAACAGGCGTAACAGGCACACTCCCAGCGGCTAATGGTGGCACAGGAATCACGGCTCTAGGCACAGGTGTTGCTACAGCCTTCGGCATAAATATTGGCTCTACAGGTGCGATGGTTGTGCTTGATGGGGCACTTGGTACACCCTCTTCTGGCGTGGCCACAAACCTCACAGGACTGCCACTTTCTACGGGTGTAACAGGCACATTGCCAATTGCCAACGGTGGTACTTCAGGCACAGATACTCAAACAG